AGCATGCCGCAGTCTTACATGATGAACTCGGCAAGTTGCAATCAGCTGTAAGCTGGCTCCAGCGAATTTTAGGATATCTATCAGTAATAATACCAGGAGTATTCATAGCGGTGGTCGGAGCTGTAGTCAATTACATATTTGGAGGGTAGAATGGTTAACTTGGATACACAATCAATAGCAAATGAAATTTCATATTATGGGGAATCAGTTACCGTAAGAGCCATTACTGATACAAGTTACTCAGACTGGGGCGATGCAACAGAAACTACATCTGACAGCATTAAAACTGCTTTTGTCCAGATATTAGACCAAGCTGATGAGTTTGTAAGAGAGGGAATATTCCAGTCAGGTGACAAAATCTTTTGGTTCAAAGGTGACGAAACTGAGCTATCCAGAGGCAACAGGATTAAGCATAATGGGTCATGGTATGAAGTAATGGAAGTTATTGAACATTTAGTAGCTGGCAATATATATGTGGTTGAAGCTAGGACACGCAAGGTTTAAATATTCTTGGGTCGTTACTAATAAGAGGAGGTGAGAAATGGCAGAAGAAGAAGAAAAACAAGAAGAAACTTCGGAAGAAACCGAAGATTGAGTTAGTAAACAAAATGGCTGGGTACCCTGAGGGTAATTAACTCCTGCCTGAGGCACATTTAGAACTTTCCTGAGGAAAAAAATGGCAACGCCAATAGATAAAACTAAAATCATACAAGATGTATGGCAGAACTTCTATAATACTCTTAATGGGAATGTCAGCACAGTGACAGCTAGCGATGGGTCCCAGCATTCAGTTCAGTTCTATGCATCTGCTTTTCCTGACAGAGCGACTAACTCGAAATCATCTTATCCAATAGTAATTGTTGGGTCACCTAATATTTCTTGGGATGATTTTACTTTGACAAAAAAATGGGCAAACGGAACAATAGTCGTAGATATTTTTTCCACAAAAGCTGAAGTTACTGATAAGATGGCTGATGATGTAATTAACCTGATAGAAACTAACAGGGATGACTATGCTTCAGTGAATCTGATTAATGTTAATCTTGAATCAACTTATAAAGATGAATTTTTCAGAGGAGCTATAAAAGTTCATATGAAGTCATGCACGTTCGGCTTTAGGCTTGCATTTGCAAAGACAATAACCTAAAATGATAACTATAAAGATTAAGGGGCTTAAAAGAACAGAGAGAATGATAGCTAGGCTTCCGAAAACTATGGAAAAAGAAATAATGAAGGTTTCAGAGCAATTTATGGAGATTGTTAAGAAATCTGCAAGAATGAGAGCTCCAAAAGATACAGGATTTTTAGCAGACCAGATAGATGTAGAAAAGAAAGGGAATGAGATTACCTTGGATACTGGAGAAGCTTATTATGCTTACTATCAGGAGTTTGGGTTTAAGCCCCACTTTATGCCAAGCGAGTATTTTAAGCAACATAAGATGGCACCAAATATACCGGGGAGACCAGTAGCCAAACCTACAAGGTTTATTATGGTTTCAAAGAACAAGCCTTTTTTAATACCAGCACTTGAAGTTGGATTATCATATTTGCCAAATATGCTAGAAATAGGAGCCCAAAAAGGAGCTCAAAAATCTAAAAGGTAAAAGGAGGGAAAAATGTATAAGGTAACAAATAAAAGCAAGACAACACAGATATTGTATGACAAAGGTGGGAAAAGAGTAGAGCTTAGACCAAGAGAATCTGCCCTTATGAAGAACCCGCCAAAAGAGTCTTATATTTTCAAAGTTGAAGAAGCTGAAAAGCCGAAGAGCCGAAGAAGTAAGCTGAAAGGAGGTAATTAAAAATGACTGTAGATACATGGTCTGAAACAGCCTTAGTTGCAATTGCAGCTCAGGGTGGTAATGATGTAAAATTCCAAACGATTACAGAAACAGTGGATATAGATATCGGTGACAAGGATTTTGACGTAATAGCAACTTTAGCTGGTGGCAGGTTGGTTAAGTTTAACCCTCAAGAGCCAACAACAATTACATTGGAAGCGTATCCAGTAGAAGCAGGAACAGAAGGTTTTACAACAGCCTCAACAGGAACCGGCTTCTTTGATCTGATGAACTCATTTGATACATCGCAGCCTCTTGAGATTAGCGTGGACAGGGTTAGAAATAAGCTTAGAATGGTGATACTATGGACTGATAAAACCTCAGAAACTGACGCATGTGCTGAGATAGAATCTCCAACAAATGCTGGGTTAAGAATTATAGCAGCGGATGGTTATGTGACGTCAGTCAAGCCAAGCTTTACAGACGGCTTACTGAAATTTACCATAACCTACAAAGTTCCACCATTTGACAAAGATGGCAATCCAAACATAGAAATCCAGTCTGTAAATGGGGTAGCATCAGCAACACTATCAGCTTTGGACTCATATACAAGCACAACTAAGTGGTAACTTTGGCTTTTCAGAGGAGTTCATTGATGAATGTAAGAGTTAAATTAATACTAAAAAATTTGAATGATTTTCATAGCTCTTGCTATGTTACAAGACAAATGGAGGTGAAGATATGACTGAATATGAAGAGCCTATAATTAGGAAGATGAAGACAGCAGGGCTTGTAATTGGAAATCTTCCAAAAAAGACCAGACAGGAATTCGTAAAGTTTGCAGAAGAAGAATTTGGCGATAACTATGCAGCTACTCTGAAGTATGTTTGGGATAATTTTAAGATGTGGAAAACTTTTTTTGAAAATATTGACCTTAAACTTAACTACATAATTGACCTCATCCTATCGAAAGAAAATACTAATAAAAATAAAGAGGAAAAATCTAATAATCAAGTAGTAATGCTTTCAGGCAGAAAAATAACGAAAAAGGAGGTGAAAAAAAATGAGCAGTAGCACAAATCGGTTCTTGGGCAAACCAGAATACTTTGAAATCGAGGGTATAGGCAAAATCCCACTATTGCCATTAAGACCTAAAGACATTATACTATTCAGAGAAAATGCATCTCCCGAGGAGCAACTGAAAGCAAATCAAGAGATACTGCGAAGAAGATGCGGCGAAGAAAATCTTGACGAAAATGGCAAAATAAATTTCAAACCATTTTTTACAAATGATGAGATAGACAGCATGGACTGGCAGACTTACAGCAAAATACTAAATAAGCTAATGGAGATAAGCGGATTAACAGAACAAAATGAACAGATCAGAAGAATTAGAGAGGCTCAAAAGAAGAATATTCAGCAAAAGCAGCGATAGGAACGAAACATATGCGCTGATTAATGTCATGAGAGCTGTAGGCGGATACAATGTACTTATGAACATGCCTATACCTGCAATCAAAGCAGTGCAAGATTTCTTAGAGTGGGAAGCAAGGCAGGTAAAAAAGCGAACCAAACCTAAAAAATAGGTAAGAACTAAAATTAAAAAATAAAAATGGCACCACCCGTAACGCAAGATATAATTATAAATGCGAAAGTTTTGAGCGAACTTAACAAATTAGAGAAGGATTATAGAAAAATCATAGAAGCAAGCAAAGTACTCCAGAAAGCTGGTGTTAAGACTAGTAGGACTGGGGAGCGGTTCTACGATGTAACAACTAAGCAGAGAATTTCGATGAATGAGCTAGCCAACAGAGTTGTTAAGGCTAAAGATGCTTTGAAGAAAGAAGAAACGCAAATGAAGAAAGCCACCAAACAGGCTAAAAGGTTTAAGTTTGAATACTTGGGTATTATGTTCGCTGGCCAAAGGATTTCTAGGACAATGGAGTCATTAATAGCTAGAACAGCAGAACTATTTGGTATGCAGGAAATGTTCGCATTAATGATGCAAGATATAATGCTTCCTGTAATGGAGCCTTTGGCAGAAATGTTTTATGCTATTTCAGAAGAAATTATGGGTATGTCTGATGAGCAAAAGAAGGTAATAGGCTGGACAATATTAGCAGGGTTTGGATTTGGTAAGCTTCTTGACATTCTTGGGTCTGTTACCCTGGCTGGCTCAAGCTTAAGTATGGTTCTTGGCGGGATATCTAAAACACCAACCATATCGCCAGAAGTAGATGCCGGCGATCTTATTGTAGCCAGCTCGACTGCTAGTAACTTAATGTCAGTTTTAAAGAAACTTGCTGGTCTTGGTTTGATTACCATTGGTTTGAAATTGGCGTGGGATGTTATTAAAGGAGAAGGCAGTCCAACCGACATATTAAAGTCAATTGGTGCTGGGTTGCTTATCGGTACTGGACTGGTATTAATGGGCGTATCTTTACCAGCTTCTATAATTATTGGTGGTTTAACTGCAATTATTCTTTTATCAATAGCAGGGGCTAGATTTGCAAAAGGTTATAGTTTTGATAAGCAGATGCGTGAATTAGGATTAAAAGAAAAAGAGCATAAGCTTCCCTATGAGTTGAAAGGAACTCGTCAGTTTGTGTCAAGTTTTGATGAAACCGCAAGCTCACTTGAATTTAGATGGAATGAAACAGCGCAAACCTTTGAAGTTGTTAATGCTGAGATTTTGGATAAATGGGGTAATACTTTAGGCGAACAGAAGTCAAAATCAGTTGATACATACTCTAGTATATCATCAGAGTTTAAAAATATGAATTCACGCAATGTTTCAAACTTTAGGTCATCCACTAACACAATAAATGCGACTGCTTCTAATGTAGCCTACAGTATTACTGGAACATGGCAAAATGCTAACCAAAATATGGCAAACTCTACCGTTTATGCTGTTAATTCTATAAATAACTCTTTGTCAAATATCACACCTTATGTTAAAACAATACATGAGATAGTTGAAGTTAAATCCGAGAGGTATCCACGTTATGAGGGTGTAAAGCAACCATCGCCCAAAATTGTTAAACCTAAAGAATTCACAATCCCACTTCCGCCTGAATTAGCACCCAAAGAGGAAAAGAAGGAGAAGGTTTGGTGGAAACCTTGGACATGGTTCCAAGAAGGAGGAATCGTACCAGGCTCACCTTCAACGCCAGTGCCAGCCATTCTTCATGGCGGAGAGATGGTTATTCCAAGTAAAGATGTCGGCAAGTCGGGAAACATAGTTTTAAATATATCTTATACTATTAATGTAAGTGACAGAGAGGAGATGGAATTAATGATTCATGAGAACAATGAGAGGCTGGTTAGTGACCTCAGGAGGTTGATAGAAGATTAAAATGGGATTGAGAGTACCTGAATGCACTTTATCGAAGGGAGCATATTCTGTCACAATTTATAATACTGAAGTTACTGAGGACTTCGACAATAAGTTATTTACGATTACACCAGCTATAGGAAAGCAAAATCAGGATTCAGGACCTAAGGACACAAAAGTTGCTGACTTGCTTAGAATAACCAGAACATTTTCGCTTAAAAAAGGTTATCTGACAAGTAATAATGATAAGAAGGCATTAATTCAAATAATAAAAGGTGCTGGAATCAAAGGTGGAGCAGCAACATTTACTTACCCAGACGGAGCGGATGCTACAAGCTTTAGTGTCTATGTCAGGAAAGCAAAAATAAAACAAGTTGCCTCAGATGAACCAGATTCTCCACCAGACGATTACGCAAAATTTGAAGTCGATTTGACACTAATATCTGGAGTGCCAGCCTAAAAATGAAAAAGAAAATAACTATAAATAAAAAAGAGCTCGAGGATATAGATTTAACAAGAGTAAAAGACATAGAAAGGCTTGATATCTTCGAGGATAGAATTGAAATAACTTTTGAGTTAGAATGAAAAAGGTATACTGGGAAAGCGTAAAGAAGTGGGCTTTAAGAGCTGGAATACCCGCAGGAGTAGCTGGATTTGCTTTGCTTTTTTACTACTTGGTATATTTTCAGGCAATTGTTATTACAAGTCATTCAGGAGATATGGCTTGCGCTGGAACACCAGATGACCCTTGTCTTGCTTTCATAAACTTCACAGTTAAGGAAGATGTTTTAATTTACCCTATCGGTTATGATCCATATGGGAGGGATACGCCATTTGCAACTGATATAGCTCTGAAAGAATGGAGAATGTATAGGAGGTGGGGCAATGGCTGGCGGGAAATAGATTTAACTAAAGGATGTACTGGAAGCTGGTGTGGATGTTATTGGTGCAGATCCAACAATGCCGCTAAGTATTCATATGCTTTTAGAGAGAATAGGTCCTATGAAATTAAGATAGTCGCTTATAAAAACAGACCAGAAGAAACAATTAAATGGAGTTTTGGTCCTGTTGATCCTTTTTGGTATGGAACGCAGGAAGTTACGAGCTTAAATGTAGAATTAGGAACGCCAGTTAGCATAACGGCTAATTTAACTGAAGCTGAAGCAGTATGTGTCGATATTGACCATCCAGATTACGGAGATAGATACGTTTGCAATAATTCAGGAAATTACGTCAATTTCACAGTTAATATAACTTATTTTAGAAATAATCAACTGAATGATAGTTCTACCGAAAAAACACTAATTTATGATGAATCTGACATATTATGTTATCAGGAATTCGCTAACGTTTCTAATGATTGCGGAGGGCTAGGAAGCGGAAGTTATAGAGAGGAAATACTAAGTGGAGGTGCTTACGTTTATATAAATTATACCAAACCTGCAAAAGCTATTTCAGCTATCTGGCAGGTTAAGCATGGCGGATTGGACCCTTACAATATAACGATTCCCGATGGTTGCTTCAACGAAGATACGCTTCAGCTACGTATTTATAGTTCAGAAGGCGGATCGAGAACAAGGTCTTTAGGACAATGCTTAAATGGCTCAGCCTGGTTAACACTTACAAAAGGAGCTGAAGGATCACCTGTTGGCGGATCTGTTACTTCAGTTAGTAATGTATATGATGGAAATTGGGGAACTGGTGCAACCTATAATTACCAAGTTGGAAAATGGTTATCACAGTCTAGCCCTTATAAAGGGATGTGGTATGAGGAGGCGATAATTTGGAATCTGGAAGGATTTAAAACATTTTATATAAGAGGGCATTCATCAGATGATGTTGTCGGCATGACTTTCAATCTTACCAGATTTATTTCTGAAGAATCCTATCCTTCTGACCTGAAGGTTTATGTAAACGGCACCTTTTCAAACGATGTCTCTTTTATAGGCGGAGATATTGAAAAGATCCTAACCACCTTTGATGGAGGTTCAGAACAAAACCTCAGTTTCATTGATAGCGGAACACAAACTGCTCATTTTAGTTTGCCTAAATATGCGTTAGTTAACCAAAGTTATTTTAACCTTACTGGATACAGCTTAAATTTGAATAAAACATATGAACGCCAATTAATTTCTGGCGGTACTCCGGGTGTTTTAGTAGAAACTACCAATGACCTAGCCCAAACATTTACTGTAGGATACGTATCAGATAATGTCGGATTTACGTTGAAAAATATTAGTGTTCGATACGATACAGCCACTGGAAGTGGGCAGGACCCCGGTGTGCTTGAAATTTATTTAATGGGTGTTGATGGAAGCGGGGCTCCAAATGGAACGGTGTTATCAACAGGAAGCTATGACGTTGGGCCAGATGAAGGAAAAACGATAAATGTTTCGATGAGCCCTTACACCTTGCAACCTTCAACACAATACGCAATAGTTTATCATTGTACTAATTGTGGCATCTCTCCAAATAGATTTATATTCTTATATGGATACAGTGACTGCGTTTCTACGCCATATGGTGGTGGCAAGATTTTTGAAGGTTCTGGCTCTTCTTGGTCAAGTTCTGGATGTATGTTGATAAATGACTTTTATTTTGAAGTCCATGGAAATTATACTTATTCTCCTTCTAATGTTAGCGTAGAAGTTGGGATTATAGATGGGGATAAGGAATTCTCCCAAACAGGTGATTTCTTAACAACTAATAGAACTGAAGACCTTTCTTATGCAATTAATGAAAGCTTATATTATTGTAGCGATGACATCTGCCAAGTCAATATTTATGTAACTTCTGACACGGCTGGTAAAATTAGGTTATCTGACTTATTTGTTAATTATTCAATATCTGATTCCTCTTTTGTCACAGTTAATACCTCTTTAATCCAAAGCTTCTTAGGCAATTCAAGTGGTTTTGTTGATATTCCCTTCAGTATTAGCTCCACAACAAAGGGGGGAGTTAATATATCTGACATAAGGTTTGATTATATGGGGGGTAATGATACTATTAATATTCTAATTTATAGTAATTATTCTTACGGGAATTATACTACTTTTGATAAGGGTGCAAAAGAGTTGAATATAACTATTCTTTTTGAAAATGTAGATTATCCCTTCCATGATGGTGAAGGTCAGATTCAGCGATTAACAATGCAAAAAAATAGATCTGTTGTTGAAGCCTACTTTAACTTAAGTGGTTATATCGCAGTAAACCAAAGTGACTGGCAACAGGGGCAACTGGCAAATAGTTCATCATTTGAGTCTGATAATGACGGATGGACCTTAAGTGGATGCTCTAGGAGTAACTCTTGGTCTAGTAATGGTAGCTGGAGTATATATACAACTAGCTATTTCGCCCATTTTGAAAAGGATGTAAACTTTTCGGAGTTTAACACAATAGTTTTTGATTATAATTCAAGTTCGAAGAATCTTGGAGGAAGATGGAGAATTAGAGATCCTGGATGCAGTGGAGCTGACTATTATCTTTCGGATCTAATTCAGGGTGAGAAAATAGTTTATAATAGAACGATAGGCATTCCTGTAGGTATCAAAGGTATGAAATGCCTTCAGTACGATCTTGGTTTTTTTATAGGTTCTTATTCCTTTAATTATCAGTATATTGATAATATTCGCTTAGTTAATTCAACTTTGTCTTACCCTACGAATGTAACTGTAAAGGTGGGTGACGATATAATTTTTAATTATCCTGGAGAATTTAACCAGGAAAATAACAGAACATCAGATTTTTCAGACACGCTAAATGATTATTTAGATAGTTGTACTCCAACAGATGGCGATTGTGTTGTAAATTTCACGTTTACTGCGGACACGCATGGAATTGTTAAATATTCGGATATTTTTATAAAGTATAGAATGCCAACAAAAAAGGATATTAATGATACTTTAAACATCGATTATTACTTTTCGGATTGGGACTTTAACTTTCCAGAGCATGCAAGCTACTTAGAGTTCATACCTCCGACCCCAACAAGCAAAAATGTAGCACCGTATGGTCAAACCCAGAACACACCAATCTTTAATATCACAACCTATAACTATGGTGGCAAAAATATGAACTTATTTGGCTACTTGAATGAAACTCACTCTTGTGTAGATTTATTTATGAGCACAAGCAACATAAAGCCTAGTAGCTCACTCTGGGATGGTTTGGTAGGGTACTGGCCCTTTGATATTGATGCTAGAGATATAAGCATATATGGAGCTGATGGAACTGTAAACGGCTCGGTCTTTAATTCAAGCGGTTTTTTAGGAGGTGCGTACACGTTTGATAGAATTGATGGAGACGCTATAACAATTAAATCGGATGCGACTGATAAGCTTGGAGTTGCTGGTAGCAACTATACTATCTCTGTATGGATGTATAGGCATTCAGAACAAGATATGTCTGCTACAGAAAAGTGGCATAATGAAAGTGGAGCTTCCTCTGGCCAGCCTTATCCGTTTGTTATGCGAAACGGACCACATTGTGCTGTATACAATACAACTGATTACTTTCCAGTTAGCATTACAGGAGATGCTCCTCTAAACCAGTGGATTATGGTTACTTGTGTGTTCGATGAAAACCGTTCGATTTATCTAAATGGAGTTTTGAATAAAACAGTTACTAATCCCCTTCACGACCAAAATATTAATAATTCTAATCCAATTATAGTTGGAGCAAGAACTTCTTGGGGGGCATATGGCTGGAATGGATCGTTAGATGAATTTAGAATTTATAATAGATCCCTTTCACCAGCAGAAATTTTTGAGCTTTACAATAGAACGTATAACAAGTATTATGATTCCAAACTAAGCACCGAATGGCAGACAATTAACTGGGATTTAGAATATTTGAATAATACCAAGATCTGGCTATGGGCGGACTATAATTGTGGTTATACAACATGGCATACTTGGTGGCCAGATCTGTATATTAGGGGATGTTGTAAAGATTGTGTTTGCTCGGAGGATTTAACCTAAGATGGCTGTAAAATCTTTGAGAAGAATTCCGACTTATGTATGGATTCCGCCAGTTTACTCTCCAGTTTATAAGATAGAAATCGAAACAGCATCTGGTGAAACCTATGACGTAACTGATGTTATCCGCTCAGGTGATGTAACTTATGGCATAACAGAGACGATAGGCTCATTTAATTTTATTGTAGATAATTCTGGGCAGGACTATACAGGCAAGTTCTCACTTTATGATAAGGTAAATATTTACATGGACTATGCTGTAACAGCTACTACTAAGAAGTTTGTTGGGCTTATTGAGAAGGTATCACACCAGAAATTCACAATAAGAATCACGGGCAGGTCATCTGCTGTAAGAACTATGGGCACAACAATTACAAAGACTTACTCAGATACTTACACGCATGATATTATCCAAGACTTAATCAACACCTATTTCTCAGGAATTATAACTTATAATAACGTTGATACTACTGAATCTACAGATACTAGGGTTGATGTTGATTGGTACCAGAAGCCATTTTGGGAGTGTGTCCAGGAGTTATGCTTCAGGGCTGGTTACGATGCTTATATAGATGTAGACTTTGACTTTCACTATTTTGTAAGCGGTTCGAGGCTTAATACAACCGAAGTTGTAGTTCATGAATGCAATCTGATTGAAACAGGAGAGTTCGCTCCAGACTTGTCGGTTATTAAAAATAGAATTATAGTTTATGGCGCTCAGGTTGAAAATATGCAGGTAATTTGGACAGCGGAAGATTCTGACAGCATTTCGCAGTATGATGTAAAAGAAGAAATAATCAGCGATTCAAATATCAGAACAGTTGAGCAGGCTCGGGCAAGAGCTGAATACGAGCTAAGCGTCAAAAAAGATCCTCCAATAGTTGGCGAGGTGACAAGCCTCGGACTACCTACTTTAGCTCCCGGCGAGAAAGTAAGGATCTCCGATCCTTTAAATAACTTAGAACCGAAGTATTATACAATACAAAAATTTACTCATAAGTTCTCGAACGACGATCCTATGAAAACAGTGCTAACAGTTCAAAAAGAAATAAGCACAATCCCAAAAATTCTTAAAAAAAGAATAAAGTTCGAGTTTGAATCCACAGAAAAGGAAAACCCCAATGGAATGAAATATTCTTGGTTATTTACTTTTGATAGCGATTCTGGGGTACATTCTGGTACAGAAATCATAGAAGGTGTGCTAAAAACAGATGGCGGTACTAGCGGAACTTGGATTAGCAGTCCTAATAACTTGGACTTTAATGCCACTTATTGCGAACTAAGAGTTAGCGGTGAATCCTTAGTTGGCACAGACTACTGGGTTAGTACAGATGGCGGAACCACTTGGCAATCGATTACTCCAAATACTCTTAACGAGCTTTCGCCATTTGGTCCTAACTTAAAAATAAAAATCGGAATAAACTCTGCTTCTACGCAAATTGATTCTATTGTTCTGCTCTACAAGTAGCTAGTTCCAACTATGTTTTCTAAAAATATAAAATAGAAAAAAAAGAATAAAAAAAGCTAATTAAGAAGGGAATTCTTAGTAGAACCTTACTAACTCGAAATCGCTCCAGTCTTCGACTTCTGCATCCTCAAAGTCTTCATCTGGGTCTAAATCCTCTACGTTCATAGTAACTTCAACTCTAGCTTTCTCTTTTTCATCCTCATCTCCGTAGTTATTCATATAAACTTTGAACTCTAAAGCTACTTGAGCTTCTTCGTCCTCAAGTACGGTGTCTATGTCTCTCACGGAGATTTCTGTTATGTCTTTATATGTTATGTCCTCAATTTCTTCGATTTCGCTTTCCAAGAAAGCAGCTAAGTCTTTTTTGAAGTCCTTAGAATCGATTTCACTCAAAGCAAGCTCTTCTGCTTTGGCTTTAGTTCTGTCTTCTTTAAAGACTTCGTCATAGATTTCCCCTATCTTTTGGTTGTCTGTTTTGCCCATGGCTTCTGCGATTTCTTCAGCCGTAGGCACTTCCGGTTCAGGCAGGTCTTTTACGCTTTTTTCTACAATACCCTGTATTTTTCCGTAATCAACGGGACTAATCTTAACGCTTATGCCCAAGGCAAGCGCTAAAGTGGCAATCGCTAAGACACATGTTACCCACTGGAGCCAGCTATTTTTGTCAGCCATTTTAATGACCTCCTTTGCATATTACAGACGTTATTTTGGTATTTAAAGATTTCTGTTTCCTGTAATCAGACGGTAACCTTTATAAAGAGCAAAAACTACTTTATAATATCGGTTAAAAAAAATCGATTAAGACAGCATGTTTAGATATTCGATAAACCTTGAAAGGAGGTCGGAGAAGACATGAAAAAGTCAATTTTAAAAAGTAAGACATTCTGGGGTTTTGGACTTGCTATAGCAATAACAGGTTTGCAATCCATGGGTCTTATTGATCCGAATATGGTTGCTGAGTTTGTTAAGTATTTATCGGCTATTGTTGGTGTTTGGGGTGCTAGGGACGCCGTTAATAGATAACTAATTACATTGGTAGCTTCGCATACTGAAAAAAAGAACAGCACCAGCTGCTTGGCATAGTTTAACTGCTTTTTTTATTTTATTTTGATACAAAAAACGAAATAAATTTATACTAAAACAGCCTTAATTTAATATGGATAAAAAAGATAAGCTAAAAAAATTGCTTAAAAATCCTATTTCAAAAAAAGAGCTGATGTCTTCTCTCAAAATTTCAAAGAGAAAACTCGATATTTTAATAGCTGATTTAAGAGAAGAAGGCTATGATATTGTAAGAAGAAGGCAGGTTTATTTTATGAGAACCTTTAAGAACTTCCCAGAAAGAGTGATTAAAATTAATCGCAATGTTATTACCGGTATGTTTTCCGACACCCATATA